TCATATTTATCATGTCTAACACTTGAATGAGAATATATTCCAGGAGTTATTTTTTTTATTATATCCTCGTTATATTCAAACCAATTTTTGTCGAAAAAATTTTGTACTGATATTTCATATTTTTCTATTAACCAACACATCAATTTTTCTAATGAATTCAATTGTTCCTCAGAGTAAGCATAATAATGTAAAAATCCCCTGAATGGTTCATCAAGAGTGTACACTTTATCGACTTCTATTTCTTTGTTAGTATAAGTAAAAAATTTTCCATCCTTTTCTGTGAGAGGACCCCAGGAGCACATTTCAATTCCTATAGATATTTTATCTAATTTTCCATTAGTGCCTTTTATACCTAAATGATAACTCCAAAAATTAGGATTATATGTTTCATGAATATGAGCAGTTTCTCCATCTATTACATAAGCCGATGATACTTGAGGTTCTCCGCTATCCCAATTATTAATAACATTCTCGGAATGTTGTCCTCCTAATGTGAAATGAACAAATATTTGAGATTTTTTAAAATTCTGCTTAATATATTGAGATGAAGCAAGTTGCTTAGATACAATAACTTTTATCTCTTTGGCATAATCTATAGGGGTTGATAAACCTTTTATTTCTTTGGCTGTATTTTTCTGGGCAGCTTTTAACGCTTGAAGTGTTTTTTTACCAACTTCCCCATCTATGGTAAGTCTATTTTTCTTTTGAAATGAATTTATAGACCTAACCGTCTTTGAATTATATTCTCCATCAATAATAAGGTCATAGCCAAGCATAGACAAAAGCTTCTGTACCTCTGTCACCTCCACGTTCTTATCACCTAGTTTTAACAGCATTTTCTCACTTATTTATAAATAAATAGGACATAATTTGGTAAATAATCAAATATTTATAATGGCTTGCAACATTTATGGCTATGCCTACGTACAAGAAGATAAGCTAACATAATAATTACATCATGAAGTCAGAATCAAACATAGATTACAAGGAAAGTGAAAAAAGTAGCCTCGAAACTATTTCAAGTGAATTTGAAGACCATTGTGATAATTTAACTCCGGCTGAACTTAAAGCTCTTCAAATAAATGATATGAAGCTGGACATCAAAACATGGAAAATAGGGCTGTTTTCATCAATACTAAGCGTTTTACTAGGGTTTCTTGCTATATATCGAGTCTTTGAATCAGATTTCATGTGGGTGGGACCAACATTAGCCATCGTTTGGACAGTAGTTTTCATTTGTCTGTCTTTACGCAGTATCAACTTTCTTAAGTATTCCCATATTAAGTATAGAGGAATGCTTATGTTTTATCGACAAATGGGTATTTAAATTAATATAAAAGAAAAATCCCGGCACACATTGTCGGGATTTTTCTTTTATATCGTTTTAATATTAAGCAGCTGCTCCTCCTCCGAAGGTATGTCCTGCTGCACTTCCCCAATTTATCGCATTGGATGGCCTGTACATTATAGTTTTTGCTTTAGGGTCTGCTCCAAGTATACCTTTAAAGCCATCTGCAGCAGCCTGGGTCATTATCTGTTGCCACTGCTCAGCTGTCCATCTGTAACCTTGTTTTCTCCAAGCTGCAGCCTTTGCATTAACATCTGCTTCAAACTTAGCTTTTGGGTCACCCATTATAGCAGTCTTAATGTTTCCAAAAATTCCTTCTTCCATTTCTCCTGTTCCATACATCTCATTAAGTTGAGTTTGGATTGAGTTTTTCTCTTCAATAAGTTCTTGAATTTTATTGAGTCTTTCAGCTTCTTCTTTGATAAGCTGTATTAAATCAGACTTTTTTATCTTTGTCATGTTTTTTGCTTTCTCATAAATATTAAAAAAAAAGCAAAATTTTACTATATTAATTTTTTTCTGCAATTCTTCTAGCTAGTTCCTTTATAATGCTGGTGTCAGATAATTCAACTTCTCTCTTAAAGTTCTTATTATCAAGCACTCTGGAGACAACTTGTGACTTCTCCATTAAAAGCTCATATCTATCTTCATCTATTGTACCTTGAACAATAAAGGTGATAATTAATATTTTTTCTGCGGTAGCTGAAGCTCTATGAATTCTATCTTCTATTTGTGTTTCATCTGCAGGAGTCCATGAAAATCCTATTTTCAAAAGTTTACTTGCAGCCGTTAGAGTAATTCCAACTCCAGCCGACATATTACTTCCAGCAAAAACTTTTATGTTTTTATTGTTTTGAAAAGAAAATTCAGCTTCATTTTGTTCTTCACTAGTTTGGAGTCCGGTATGAATTACAGCTATTTCTTTAAAAGCTTCATAAACTCCCTGGGTAATTTCTAATCGGTCAGAGAATATAACTACTTTTTCTCCAGAATCAATAACATCTTGAATAGTTTCAAAACATCTATCAAGTTTAATTTTTCCTGTGAATAAATTAAGTTTATGCATTTTTTCCATTACGGTCTCTTTTTTCTTTTCCGTAATTTCTCCCTCCTTTGCTATTTCTTCCGCTACTGATTTTTCTAATTTATTGTATGCCTTTTCTTCTGCATCAGTCATTTGAATGACAATGTTAGAATATGTTTTTGGAGGAAGCTCCTTCAATACATCTTTTTTTAATCTTCTCAGAAAGAAAGGAGATATACGCTCAAAAAGTTCTTCAAGATTGGAGGCTCCGGTATATACCCATCCAAAATTTGATTCAAATCCAGCACAATATCTAACTCCGAAATCATGAGAACTATTCCATTCCTCAGGAAATATGAAATTAAGCAATGAAAATAATTCCATGGGTCTACTTTTTATAGCAGTCCCAGAAATAAGTATTTTTTTCTTTATTACATCCCTAAATGATTTTTTAATGATTTTAGTCCAAGATGTTTTTTCATTCTTCATTCTATGGCACTCATCAATAATTATTAAATCATAGTCTTCAGGATTAATTGAATTGCCCATTTTATCCTGAGAATAAACTAATTTATTAATTCTTGATGTAATAGTTCCTGTATTTTCACACTCAGGACATTTTTTATGCTTTTTTATTAAATCATATTTATCCCAAATACATTTTTTAGATTTACCTTCTTTATCGACTGTATTACCTCTACATTTATGATTGTATTCAAGTTGGATATAACCTTCTAAAGATTCATAATTAATACCATGAAAAAGCGCTTCTTTTTTAGTGTGAGCAATTCCTTTTCGTAAACTTTTCTTTGAAGGGATGTAACCATATACGAATGCTTTTTCATTGGTAAATTCAGCAATTCGGTCTTTCCACATAAGTTTTAATGGGGATGGGGAAATAATCAGTGTTCTAAGTTTATGTTTTGCAGCATATGCGAAAGCAGGAAGTGTCTTTCCAACACCAGGCTCATCTCCAAGAATAGCTACGCCATTATTAATTTCAAAAAACTTAATGGCTTTCTTTTGATATTCATATGGAGGTTTTTTTAAGAATGAATAGTCTTCTCCAGATATATCTAAAACATCTGCCTTCATTTTGAGGGCTTCGTGTATTCTATTTAGTCTATCGACATATTCCTGTTGAAGCCTAGATATCTCATCCTTAGTGCAATTTTCAAATAAAAATTTGATGCTATTATCAATAAGAAAAGAAATAAGCTTACCGATTTCTACTTCCCGAATTATTCTGACCCACTCATCTTTATATTCACCATCTGGAGTGAGAACATTATCTTTCCTAATATTTCTATGTTCTTTTGGGAACCTCTTTATGAATTCGGAGAGAATAGGCAAATAATCATATCTAAACTCAAAGTTGGTTTTGAGTTTTCTTATTTTTACTATTGTGGGTTCTTTTTCTTTTGCCATGATATCTAAATATATTAGTATCATAGCATAAAACAAAAAAAAAGAGTTATTCTCCTTCTTTTTTGATAACTAACGATAATTTCTCTTTTTCTTTTCTGCGCTTATCTTCTGATTTTTTAATAATAATAGAAAGTTTATTCTTTCTTTTTTTACTTTTAGAGATTCCTTTTCGCTCTTGAACTTTATCTCGTATTAATTCAGCTATTAATTTAATATCTTGCATCACACCCCGAACTCTGGTTCCAGCCTCTTTATTTTCTTTAAGACATTCCTCTACTTCTTTTTTTTGACCTTGAGAAATTGCTATAAGTTTATGAAGCAAGTCTAGTTCTGTTAATTCTTCTAACTCTTTAAGTTCTTCAAGCTCCATCATTTTGTATACCTTGTTTAGCTTTTTCTGTTTCTTCTCTTCTTTCTTTTATAATCTGGCCAACCGTTTTCCCTTCTTTTTTAGCTTGATATTCATCAGCTGCATATCTATCATCCGAATATATATCTTCATCTATTTTAACGAAAAGCTTGCCTTGCATCTTAGGTCTAATAGAATGAGCCCCATCTTCAATTTTTATGAGTTCTACCCAGAGAAAACCAACTATATCTTCATTGTTAGTTAATTTTAACAAAGATTCTTCCAAAGGAGTAAGAGGTTTCCAACCAGATGATAAAATAGCTTCATTGTTTGTTTCAATATATTCGATAACTTCTTTCTTTGAATAATATGACATCTTTATATTTTTTCTTTTATTTTGTTATTATTTTCTTTTAAAAGGACAACATATTGATTCATACTTGTATTACATAAAGTATGACTTCCTCCTTTAAATTTACAAAACATACATCCCATTTTTTCACTTCCGGTATGTTTAATTTTAAAGAAGTCATGTTCTACATGAATTCTTTTTATTGTGTTTGCTAATTTTTTAAGAGATAATTTTATCTCTTCGTTTGTTGAATTAATATCTACTGGTTGCAATTTGCCAAAACCGCTTTTTGCATTATTCTTTTTATTTAATCTGTTTAAAACAACATATTTACAGGTTATATCAGAAAGGTTTATTTTATTTTTCCTGGCCCAGAAGTATTTATAAAACCTCATTTGACATAAAAATATTTCATCCTTTAACTTTTTATCTAACTTCCACTCTTCTCCGGAAGTTTTCCAGTCAATGATAACATATTTTCCAGTTTCTTTATTCTGGACTACAAGGTCAATAAAACCTTTAAAGAAAAATTTACCATGTAAGTTTTCATATAGAGCTTCTTCAACAGAGACTATTCTATATTTTTGAAATATTTTTTCTACCGATAATGTTTTCAAAATATTTTCTCCTTGCGCAACAAAATTGTCAACTTCATTGAATGATGGGTCATCTTTCATATTATCCATCATTTCTTTTTTAAAGGTATTCTTGAAAAACTCTATTCTTTTTTCAATTCCAGACCCCTCATTTAAAGAAAGTTCTATTGCTGCATGTATTGCATTCCCAAAGAATAAATGTATAGAAGGGGGTTGTTCATCTAGTTTTAAATACTTGAAAATTAGATGTTTATGTCCACATTCATTGAACAATGAAAATTCACTAAAACTAATGTGAATTTTATCTGAATGATTGGCATTCAGTGCATTGTATATTTCGTTTTTATTTAAGGTAGTAGTCATGTGTTCAAATATAGTAGTTTGTAAATTCAATTACAAATTTTTAAAAGATATTTATATGTAATAGCTACATGATATGCTCTTAACGGAAAAATACAAGAATAGATTAAAAGAATTGGCTGGCATTTTTATAAAAGAAGATGTTGATACAGAGGCCAGGGCGAAGCTATATGCAAAAAGTGGTGAAAGAGTACCTTTTAATAGAGAAATGATGAGACAAGCCATTTTAAATGGTCAGGAAATAGGCCTTTCATTCCAGAGTAACAACGTAAGATATAAAATGCCAGTAACAAAGTTCAGAATTGTTCAACCTGTAGCTATGGGAACCGATAAAAACGGCAATTTTGTAATAAGAGGATTGCATGTAATGGGGCAATCAGAAGAAAAAGCAATACAAACAGGAGTAAGAAGCGCTGAGGCTCACAACGAATGGAGATTATTTAAAGCTTCTAATATAAAAGCAATGTGGTTTACAGGTCGATATTTCCATGGACCTATGCCAGGATATAATCCTCATGATAAAGCTATGCTGACTATTTCAGCAGCGATTGATTTTGGAAAGGCAAAAGCTTATCAGGATAAAATATCTTCAGAATTAACTGCAAGTAAGCAAAAATCAGCAGATGAGAAGAAGAAACTTATTCGTCCGCTCTTTAAAAAAGATTACGAAGACACCTCTAAGCCTCCTTCTGAGGAACCTTTAAAGAAGCCTGCTTCAAATACTTCAGCAAAAGTTTCTTAGCTTTATCTTTAAGATTTTGTAATTGCGGAGAAACTTTAAATCCTTGGTCTTTCTTATCATTAATAAAATTTTTATCTAATACAGTTAAAGTATATTGTATTAAACTTTTCTTAATACTGAAGAGGAGTTTTTCATTGTGTTGACCATAATATAAATTTCCCCTATCTTTATCAATCCATTTTATAATATCATGTTTAGCAGAAGCTATTGCATGATTTTTTTCTTTAACCTGTTTTTTAAACGCAGCTTTTGCTCTTCTTTTTTGCCTATTTTTTTTAATAAGCTCATTTTCTTTAGCAGCTCTAAGTTTGCTATCTCGTTCTATCTGTTTAGTATCCATTATGAAAAGTTAAATACTGATGTTCCTGCATCCGGATTATTAGCTAGTATTTCTTTAGAAACCCCTGCGCTATTTTTTGAGACCTCTATCATGTAATCTGCATATTCTTTTATATCAATTCTATGAGTAATAAAGAATACGTTTTTATACTTATTTCTTAAATAGTTTAAGACATTTGGGATTTCAGACACTAGTCTATCATCAAGTTTTCCAAATCCTTCATCTATAAATTTGAAAGAAGGTTTTGAGAAAGTGCTTATATAATGCATTGCCTCTTGAATGGCCAATCCTATTACAAATTTCATAGCCCCGGAAGCACTTTCTATTGACAAAGAATCAGATTTATCAGGACTAAAATAAAAATATTCCACAATATCTCCATTAACAAGAACTTTTATATCTAACTTGAAATTAACACAATCCGCTAAAATAGAATTAATTTTATTGTTAATAATAGGAAGTTTTTTTCTGATAATCTGAGCTGGAATTCCATCTCTATGAACAGCTTGCAGGTAAATAGAGTATTTTTTGTATAAATTTTCAATGTTTTTCACCCTACTAATCTTCTCGTCAAGATTTTTAATGTTATTATCCAGCACTCGTATATCTCCATTTAAAACATTAATATCCTTATCTAAATTATAGACACTTATTTTATAAGCCTTGGACAATTCCTGCAATTCTTCAATTTTATCATCTACAGATTTATTATGAAGTATCTTAGATTTGTTTTCATTTATTTTCTTAGCATTATCAATATATTTTTCAATCAGTTTTGTTCTGGACTCAATAGAATATTTAAGAGTGTCTTGCTTTATTGAATTTGATTCTATTTCTTTATTATGCTTTATAATATCTTCAGATTTAAGAAATAAATCTCGCTGAGCCTTAGCGTCTTCTAGCTTATATTTTTTTGATGTCAAAGAGTTCTTTAAACCGCTAAGTTTTGTAGATTTAACTTCTATTAAATTGTTAAGTTGAATATTTGATTTATTATCTGTAAGCTTAGATTGTAGTAAAACAATTTCATTTTTATTATTTTTAATAGTCTCAAGACATGCTCTTTCTAAGTCTGGATTAGCTTGTTTTTCTACCTTTCCACAAGTAGGACAGTTTTTGCCACGATGAATAGGTAATTCATTATCAAGAGTAATATTTACTCTCTTTAAATTATCTGTTTTAGTCTCTGTATCTAATACCTCTTCTTGAGATAATTCTTGTTTTTTAGAATTACTTTTTAGCCAAATGTCTATTTCATAAAATTCTTTTTTCTCTTGCGCAAAAGCATCCTGTTCTTTTTTAATTATAGTTTCTAATTTACTGAGACTCTGACCTTCTTCAAAAGGTAATTCTTTTTTAAAATTAATACCGAGCCAGGACTTTACATCTGAAAGTTCCTTATTTTCTTTGCCCAATAGCTCCCTTTCTTCAAGAACTCTTTTTTTTAATGTGTCTATATTATCAATTTCTACCTTCTCTACTTTTTCAAGCGTTTTTGTTAATTCAAGAATTTGTACATCAGTATCTTCTTTTTTGAGATTTACATTTCTTTTTTCTTCATTAAAAGATTGTAATTGAGCATATTTAATTACAACTTCTTCTTTGTATGTTTTGATTTTATCTTCCATGTCCATACAATTTCCAAGCTCTTTTTGATTACGCTGAACTTCTAGGAAATATTTATTTGCATATTCATGTCGGTCCCTATATGGTTGTAGATTTAAATACTTATTTACTAAATCATTTTTAGGCTGCTGTTTTAAATTCATGTAATCTTCCTTACTGTCTTGATTCATTATAGAAACTTTAGCAATGTCATCCGCTGTTCCTATTGCTTCAATAACCATCTTCTTCACCTCTGTTTTCTCCGCAGTTTTATTATCAGAGATTTCATTAACCCATTCCTCAGTTCCGTCTTCTTTTATTTTAAGCATCTTATACTCTATGGAATAGCTGTTCTCCTTAACTCCGGCTTTATTTACTTTTGTGGTGACACCTCTACGTATATAATACCTTACGCCATTTATTATTAAATGGATTTTTACATATCCCTTGTTAGACGATGTATAAAGATTTATTATATTTTTAGAGTCAGCTCCACCAAGTATACTTTGGAAAAGTCCCCAGGCCAATGCTCTTATCGTATTAGACTTTCCACTATAGTTACTTCCAAATATTCCAACTAATTTTCTAGCTAGACTATTAAAATCAAAAAATACTGGTTGTTCAGGGAAAGACAATATATTACTAACTTCCATGGTTTCAAGTTCCCATTCACTTCTCTCAGTAGAACCTTCTGTTATTTCCAATGCCTTATCAACTTCTTCAGAAAATGTCAAGACTTCTTTTAGCATGACATCATCACAATCGAAGTTATTGTTTTTTATAAATTCTAACAGATAATTTTTTATATTGTTAGTGTCTGCTTCAGCATCCTCTAATTTGAGAGAGTTATTTTTTACTATTCCTTGAAACTGTACTCTTACAACTTCACAACCATATTTGTCTTTAATAAGTTTTTTAATCTGATTTTCTCTTTCTATAGAATAATTCTCTTCATTGTCTTCCCATACAATGTGAACTTTTGTCTTACGCTTATTATTGCTAAACTTGATATGTTCTATTCTTTCCTCTAAAATTTCTCCTTTAGAGACAGTTAGTTTGGCAAATCCATAATCATTAAGAATATACCTTCTTTTGTGAGTAGCCCCATTTTTATTTATATCCCATATGAGATAACCTTTATCAATAGATTCCCCATAGTTTTGCTGGATAAGAGAACCGCAATAAGCTACTGCTTCATCATCTCTAAATGATTGATATTCATGTATATCTCCTAATAAAACAGCGTCGAAATTATTAAAAGTTGATAGCCTCATAAGCTTATCCCCTTTCATTTCGTGTCCATTGTCACCTCTGGCCCCATAAACTGTACCATGATAGAACCCTATATAATGCTTGTTGTGGTCTTTTTTATCCAGGGTGAGGATAATATCATCCTTGCAGGAGTAAACCCCGTAAATCAAATCTTTTGCTATATTGTAGAACCCGCTATCCGGGTAATAATAGATTGCATTTTTTGAAAAATCAATCGAATCTTTGTTCTCTTTTGAGACAATATATGCAATTTGTGCATCAGAATCTTCTTTATGTAGGAGCTTAGCAAGGTTAAAAATAGGACTAATAGAGTCTCCTTGCTCTAATTGCTGGAGATTTATGTCATGATTACCTAAAAACACATCTGTAGGAGCTATTCTGGATAAATTTATTAAAAACTCTGAAGATATATCTAAAGAACCAGGAGAAATATTAATTTTATGGTGATTAATGTCTCCAACAACGCATATTCTATCTGGTTTTTGTTTCTCTAAATCACTATAAGTGCGTTTAAAAACCTGTCTGTACTCTTCATGTCTTGAACCGAATCGTATTTGTATATCTGCTAAGTGAGCAATTTTCATATTACCGGGTTTTATATCCTTCAAATATAGATAAAACTACCTGCATTACCAACAAATTATATGTAAAATGGAGATATTAAAACAAGGAGCCCTCCTATTTGAGCATTTACTTTCGTAAACTAGGCTTGGAGGGCATTATTAACTATAAATATACAAATTATTTTTTTTCTAACTTTTCAAGTTGTTTGTTGAGGATAATAAAATCATAAATTCCTACCGAATAAGCATCTGACATGTCATAGTTTTCAGGAAGAAGTTTTGCTGAACGAATTCCATATTTCCAGTTAATTTGAGGTTCCAACTCTTTCACTTTATTCCAAACTTTGTGTTTTATTTCTCCTTTTTCCGTAATGTCTTCTTTAATGCCTTTAAAAACAGTACTTCTTATACTATTGACATTATAATGAATTGGGATAACTTTAAAAAGACTATAAACATAAGCACTCACCATTCCATTAAAAAAATTAAGAATTGCTATCGTGTGAGCTGAAGAAAATTTACCTTGCATTCTTTGCAAAGGTTCTTCTATTGCTATTCTTTTTATTTTTACATTTTCTAAATGTGAAATTGCTTTTTTAAACTCTTCGAGTTTTTCAAAAACACCTAATTTATCTTTAAATTTTACATAATTCAATTCCTGCAGCTTGCCATCTTCATTAAAGAGAGCAAAGCCAACACATGTAGTAGATATATCCAGAGAAAATGTCATATCAAAAAATAAAAAAAGCCCCTACGAAAGTAAAGGCTTTTCTAAAATTATATTTTTTATTATACGTTAATATTCAAATTAAACGTGATTACATTCGTATAAGTTTTTTGAATTGGCCTATCAAGTTTAGCAACTGCAATCAATTCATTGTTAATATTATATAACCCTATTTCTGTTGGATAAACCGGAGTATACCCGTTTGTGCTATTCTGTTCTTCAATAAGATTTTGTGCAACTGGCCAGCTTGGATTATTTGTAAAATAAAACTCTGCGGGTAATGCCAGACAAACTACAGAAGTTAGATAAGAAACATTTATCTCACTAAATGAAAGTTGAGAAGTAGATACAGCAGAAAAATAAACATTTGTTGTAGCAGAGGTTGGACCAAAATTAGATGTGTTAGACATTAAATTAATACCCTGTTCAAAAGGAACATTATTAACAAGTGATGGATGAGTCAATACTAAAAATCCTCTGTCAAGGGCCACAAATCCTACTGGAATATCATAATTATATCCAAGGTTTGTATTAGTTGGATAATTAGGTGGCATATTAATAGCATAATTTATTGTGTTGTTTGGTCTCTGGTCTGTATTAATATCAGGGGCTTGTAAAATGAAATAAGGAACCGCTGGAGGTCTGTTAAATACGGAAGTTGTATTCCATGTAGTAGCAGTAGCGTGATTTTGAGTTCCGCCGTTTGATGCACCGCTATAAGGTTTATTTATACTATCTGAAAATAAGAAAGCTATATTTTTTCCAATTAATGCATTATTCTGACTTTTCTGAAGCGTAACATATGTACTTGAAACAACAGTTACAGCAGATATACCTGTATTTCCACTATATTGAGGCACTGTAAATGTAATAGTTCTTCCGTCTAATAATTCATCATATGAACCTCTTGGAATAGGAGAAAAAAGCATCTTATCTACATTCAACTGTTGCAATTCAGGATTAGCCAAAGACAAAGTAGAACCTGAAGAAAATGCATCTCTTTGATATGGCAATTTAAAAGATACAAAATAGTTTGCACCTTTACTGCTAAGATTGGTTCTGTCACATAAAGTATATGTCAGGCCACTTCCGTTTAGTGTAATAAAATTTTGATTTTCTTGTCTTGTTGAGACAAAACTATCAATTGGCTTATAAATTAGATTTGACATATTTTATTTTTTATTTTGATACAGGATTTATAAGTATAGGAGTAACTACTGTTGGAGCAAAACTAAAAACAACAGTAAATTGTCTAGCAGCTGATGGCTGATTTGTATTTATCCCATAAGCAGTAAAAGTTAAAGTTCTGAAAAGAGGTTGAGTTCCATGAGGGAATGTTCTACCCTGTGCTATCCAGGCTTGTAAATCGCTTTTAAATGTTGTAGATACAGTAGTTCCATAATCTGCATATCCATCGGTCCAACTAGAATTTTTAGTAGCATATGTTACAAAAAAGCTATTGCTACTTGGTTGAGGATACCATATTTTTAAATATGAAGCACCTTCTGCAGTAGAAGTAGTTAATTGTATAACAGCCTTTCCTGCAGATAAGTTATTCACAATTATACCTGAGTCATTAGGCCCGGATACAGTAAAAGGTTCTGTTATAGGATTACCACTTGAAGTATCTGTAGTACTAAAATCAACTTCAGTGTTTAATATAGATTGAGGATTTAAATTTGCTACTGCCATGTTAAATTTTTTAGTTAACAATCATTTGTTTTAATAATTATCCTTTTGTTACTGGTGCTGGACCTATACCAATTGGGCCAACTGGTATAACATTAGAAGTGGGTAAACTATTTGAACTTACAACTGTTGTATTATTTGTTTGATTCGTGTTATAAGCTACACTTGAAGATGATGTAGCAAGCGCACTAATTGTTCCTTGAAAAATAACTAAATTTGTTTGAGCATAATTAGTTGTGGTTTTTAAACACCCTTCTGATTTACCAGAAATATCAGGTATTTCTCCTGATTCCAGTAATACATTTGTTTGATAATTAACATCTGAATCACTTAAAGTAAAAGAAGTAATTTGAAATAAATCATTACCAGTGTTATCAAATCTAACATTATTTTTATTAAATAAATACTCTCTGCCTTTCTCGGTTAAATAAGCCGTAGCATATAGAGTTGATGATGATGGTATAAATCCCATGGTATTTCTTTATTTATAAATATTATATTTTTATTTTTTTAAAAATCTATCTCTAATTGAAAAGCTAAATATCTTGATGAATTCTTGGTAATTGGATATGTTGGCTTCCCTACTGCAACAAGTGTATTATTTAAGTTCAATATTCCTATTTCTGTAATGAATGTGTTTGGGTCCAACGTACCGTTAAATGATTGATTAAGAGATGAGTTGAAATCGTTGTTTTTAGCAAGAACTGTTATTATTGATTTAAAAGATGTCGCTAAAATATCGGCTTGTATATTCCCAAAGAAGAATGATTCATTTCCAAATGTAAGCCCACTAATGAAAACGTTGTTATTTTGAGTAAATGCTGAAAATTCTCCACTAAGAGCATATGTACTTCCACTTACAAAATCCTGTCTGGAAACAACAAACTGATTTGCGAGAAGTTTAATTGGGTCAATAGTTAAATCTGTAGTATCTCCAGTATAAACTCCATTTCCTGTACCTCCACTAGATATTAATCTCCAATTATCAGAAGGGATACTATCTAAACTTGTCCCTGCAGATAAAGCGACTTCATTAATCAATATTTGTACAGAATTAGCATTCCATCCGGTTCCGGAGAAAGATGAATTAGCATTCATATCACTACTTCTTCTAAGATATGGAAATGCATTAAATGGAAAATTAACAGTTAAAAATTGAGGATTACCATTTGAATCCACCTGGCCATTAATCTGATTTATATATCCACAGTGCATTGCTTGCGGATATCCAAAGCTAACTCCTGATGTATTAACAGGCACACTACTTGTAATGTATGTAACATAATAAACCATGCCACTTTGGCACAATCCTGTTGCATTGCTTGTATTAAGAGGATATTTAGGAACTGAAGTCAGTCCTAAATTAGCTTTTGGCAGAGAATAATTTCTATTTGATTTGTATGTTAAAGCGGTTAGTAATTCAGGGTCTGTTATTACTATTATCTTTAATTTATGATATACTCTTCCAACAACTACTCCGGCACTAGAAATAGAATCCCTAAGTTCTCTATATGTAGTTTGAGAAGCAGAATCAAAGAAAGTATTTCCATAAGAATCTGTTAATCTAACTCCATACAATAATGCAGAGCCTGCTGTTGCAGGAAAATTATGCCACATTAAATTAGGAATATCTATAATTACGCTTTTTTCTATAAGTTGTTCCGCATATGTATTTCCAGTGAATTCATTTGTATAGTGTACAATGCCTATTTCTCTAGTTTCAGCGGAAAATCCTAAATACTGTTTTGTTCCATTAAATTGAATTGAACCATATGTGGTATAGCCACTAATTAAGCTATTAGTTCCTGGAATTGAACTTGTTCTAACAATATTCATATTCCAAACTTTTGTATTTATAGTAGCTGCAGAACCATAATAAGATTCTATTCCATTAAATGGATAAAAGTAAATATTAATTTTTTCTGATGAGGTTGGGTCGGTAATTCCAAAGTTTGGAACAGCTCTATCAAGAGTTATTGTAGCTGATGCCGTATTTGAAGACAATACTCTATACCATAAATCTACAGTTGGATTGCCTGACGCTACAAATGAATCAGAAGTATATGTTTTACCACTATTTTGAATAGGTTGCCATGGAATATAAACTAGTTCTCCTCCAATTGGGAAATAAGTTCCTGCTGAAAATATTATTACTGTTGAACTTCCATTAGGAGTATTTGCAGAATATGCAATATATGATGTTCCTAATGTTTCAGTCTGGTCTATAGCAAATGCATTAGTACTTCCAGTAAAAAATCCCGTAGAAGTTGTTGTAGCAGTAACAATTGATTTAGAAGAGCCTACAAACCTCGAAGACAACGTGGTAGCGCTAGAACCATCAAAATTAGTAGTAAAAGGCGGATGAGCATCTTTTGGCGATAAAATTCTATTCATGCATATTTGATAGCTTCCGGTACGGTCGATTCCGTAATTGATTTCTCTATCAGAAATAACAGCTTTATCAAATGTTAATTTACCTAAAGAAAGAAGTCTCCTGCCATCATCGGTAAGTTTTATATTAATGAAAGTAGTCGGTTCGTTCAACAAAAAGCTCATATGGATGTATTTTTCATATAAATATGATTTAAAATTTATTTAAAATGGCCCGTAAAGTAAATAGTTTTGCTCTTATTAGTTTAGTTTCGAATTCTTTTTTGATAATATTTATAAAAAACTATATTAATGGGTTCAGTTGCAAGTCCAAATACCGCAAATACATTATCAGTCAAATTTAGCCCAGGTCAAGAAAAGAGGCTCGCTCCTTCCAACTCTGAAGCTATATTTACATTTGGCGATTTTAATATAGAAAGAAACACTTCATCTGATTCATTAACATCTACCACGCTAAGTTTACATTTTGGAGGATTTTCAACATTAAATAGTCTTGGTAGTAAAAACTTTACAGCTCAAACTAGTGTTTTTGTAAACAGTAATGAACTCAGATTAAAGTCTACAGAACCAAAAAGTTATACATATTTTGGTTCTTTTTATACTGATGTAGCAAATTCTATTAATAACATTATCTCAAATTTTCCATATGCAATATTAGCATATGACAATGGAACTGGAACTACAATATTTAATTATTCTCAATCTTTTAATAATACAACTGGAAGTAAAACTTCTACTTTTAGAGTTCCTTTATCAGGGCTAACAAATCAAGGTGGAGTAATAATTAACTCAGGAATTACAGGTGGAGCTCCAAGTTTAGTATATAATCCAGAGTTATTTTCAATACAGTTAAGTGCAACAAGTACAAATGCATCTGCTACAACTGAAGTACACGATATATTAAACTACTTTTTTTCAGGAGGTTCATATTTAGAGTTTACAATCAATGGGTTTTTATTTACAGGGTCTCAAGTTACAAGTACATACGGACTTTACATTAGACCATCAAGTAAAAGATTAGGTTCATATAAAATGAATTTATCTAGCTTGGAAAGACAAGTCTTACTTTCTGGAAATTTTCTTGTTCCAGATATAAATCTAAATGATAACACTCAAAATTTATCTGGATTTACATGGCCTACAACTATTGACGGGTTTAATCCTGACAGTATGGGCGGAGCCTTTGATGCTTTTCAAACAAGTATCCTTCAAGCTGCAGCCAATATTGATGAAACAAAAACAAATATTCTTGTTAAAACAGTAATTGGAGAAAACTATATTGAATTAGACTCAGATAGTCAAGTGTTTAAAACTATCGTGCAAAGTTATGCACATCAATTTGATGAAATAAAAAGATACATTGATGGATTAGCATTTGCTCATAGTATAAATTATAGTGGCGAGGAGAGTGTGCCTAATAAATTTCTTGCAAAATTTAGTAATCTGTTAGGCTGGAAATTATCCAGCTCTTTTAGCGAAATTGACTTATTTAAATATTTGGCTGGAGATGAAGATGGACAAGGAAATTCACTTGCACAATTTAACATAGAAATATGGAAGAGAATTTTAGTAAATATTAATTGGTTGTTTAAGAAAAAAGGAACCAGAGATGCATTAATATTTTTGTTTAAACTTCTTGGGGCTCCAGATTGTTTAATAACTCTTGACGAAATTGTTTATGACATAAATCAAGTTTATTTAGGCTCATTAAGCAGCGCTACAAATGCGTCTCTTGTGAAAATAAATAATAATGGATATATAAATTATAATGGAAGTCAATTTGCATTTCAAGAAGGCGGAGATGGAAGAGGAGATGGTCAAAATTATATAAATCAATGGAGGCCAGAATTCGACCCACAAAGTAGGGTTGATAATATAAAAGTTTATACAGGAGATACAAATGTATTTGGTACTCAAAATGTTATAAATTCAAAAGAATTATGTGCTGCATTAGACCCTGCATCAGCTATTGAATGCGATGTAAAAGGATGGTATCAATTAAGTGGAACATGTTGGGTTTGGGGAAGTCTAGCTCCGCCTTTCAGTGCTAATACAACTCCATTTTATTATACAATTCCTAATTGCGAATTTGTTGCTCCAAATATGATATCTGGTATGACATTAAGTCAATATACAGACTTTATATATATGTCAAATGTTGGACCAAAAAATAGAAAAACAAATAATCAGATTCACACATCGTGGCATTATCCAGAACTTAGAAGAATATATTTAAATTATTATTTACTAAGTCAGCCCCAATCACATCAACTTACGTTTAAGAAACTTGAAGCATTTTTAAATTTATTAGAAACTCAAGTTCAAGATTATGTTTTACAACTTATTCCTGCAACAACTATATTAGATTGTCAGGGAACTATTTATAGGAATACTGTATTTAACAGACAAAGATTTGTTTATAGAGAAGGAATAAACGCGGGGTCAGAATTTCAAGTAGGACTCCCACCAAATATTCCGATGAATACAACACCTATTCAAATAAGTAGTATAGTAAATAATTTTATTAGTCCAGTTATCACTCCTTTAGTGATAAATATGAGTATAGCAGGAAATATTAATGCTGGATTAACTCCTGTAACTTTAGTAGGTATTGTTAATCCTAATAATATTTCTAGCACTATAAATACTTTTTCAACTGCAGGAAATATGAATTTACCAACGACATTATCAATAAGAAAAGGACCTTAATTAAATGAACATAGAAAAAAACATATTATTCCAGACTACCGGAGATAAAAATTCTGTTTCTCAAGTTTTTTATAACAATGCATTTGTTAAAATAAACCAGGGTGCTCAAAATTTTATTGAGTTTAAATTGCCAATGTTTATCACATTTGGTGGAACTCAAGATTATTATGGACAGAGTGTGCATTCTATTTTTACTAATTTAACTAGACCATTTTTTAGGTTTTATTTTACAGCAAACACACAGAGTTTTAGCAGCACAACTTTCCTTATTCATGATGTATATAGATTAGATTATAAAACATTTTCAAATTTTCAACCATCTTTTGTTCCAAGTGTTGCTGGAATGGAAACAGATAATAATACAACCACAGAAACATCCACTACAAATGTAGATGGCGTAATAAGTACTTCTACTACAAGAAAAGTAACTAGTATAATTAATAATAAAAACACTTTTCAGGACCTTGGGTTTACCTCATTAAATGATATACAAAGTTCTTTGTCTAACCCTATATTTTCTCTTACTGCTGTAACATCTGGTATTGTAGAGCATATATATGATTTTTATCCGGATGAGTATGTAAAAAACATAGGGACTTTTAAAGCTCAACTTTTCCAAGATAAATCACAATATTTTATTGATACAAAAATTAAATTTTTAATACAAAAGGACCCCACATTGTTAGATTATGATTTTTTCTCTACAAGCGGGTCTAATCCATATGTTATAATTCAATCAGATTATAATGCCACAGATACTGTTGTAACTGACAATTCAAGAAGCATAATAAATCAAGGTCAATTTCAAGGATTAAATGTCGTAGGAAACTTCTTTACATATTTTTTTGTACCTAATAAACCTAAAATAGAATACCCTGTTGTTACTGGTCCTTTGTCAACTTTTACTCCAACATTTTATTTTTCTAGTGTTGAGGATGGAGATGAGTATTTGTTACAAGTTAATTATAATACTGGAGATACAGGATTTACAGGAACTTTTTTTTCTTATCCTATAATTAAAGATGATAAATTTAAAGAACAATCTGTAGATAAACAAGTAAATCCTGTGAGTGAATTTACCACATCTAAGACAATAAGAAGATATGAAACTTCTATTAAATCAAATAGCAATTTTTTATATAGGGTTGGAAATGTAAAATCAATTGTAAACTTATTTGGAGTTAAACAGAGTGTTGTTACTTTTTCTGATAATTTCATGGCCACCACGCCAAGCAATCCAATTAGCGTGTATGTAATGGCAGAATCTGATAGTCCATATTCACCAACTATTGCAGGTTTTACAACTCCTCCTTCAATAGAATTAGAAAGTCCTGGGGAAACTTATCTATTTAGTGGATTTGTATCCGGAAGTATTGTAACGGGTGCTACAATGCAATTTGTATTCCCTGATACAAGCTTTATTACTCAAACTACTGATTTAACAGGGTTCTTCTCGTTTTCTGGACTAAACCCTGGATTATACACATTGATAACTTCATATAGAGGATATCAAAATGATTCAAGAATAATTGATGTGTCAAATAATGTATCTCTAAACTTAAAACTTAAGCTACTATGGGGTGATACATACGATACATTTGGAAAAATGGCAAATGATAATTTCTTTGTTTGATTATAGACCTTGAGAAACACCATTAAACGTTTGACTAAGATTAATGTCAGTTCTTTCTTGTTTAACATCTATCTGTCCAGTACTAAACTGTTTTTTGTTTGTTAACAAATTATACTGTCTATACAAGTTATTTTGCTCATCAAAAATAGAAAATATGCCAAATTCAAGGTCTCTGGTAGAATTTCCATAAAGCGCATAACTCAAAGTTTTTATATTTTGGTCAACCATTTCAACCTCAATCATAGTAGGGTCAAAAAATGTATTTGATATAATTATATTTTGACCAGCTTTTCCTAAATCAGGAGCTTGAACATTTGATATAAGACTTACTTCATCTGGAGTTAAAGTAAGAAATAAATTATTTCCATTAGGGTCAAGAATATAAGTTTTAGAGCTTGGATTAGTACTTGAATTAATAGGGCTAATACTAACTAAATCACTACTTGTAACAATTCGATAAAAATTCTTAATTTTTATCCCATTATTATCAAAATAATCTATCTGATAACCTATTAAACTCCCGGCGCTTTGAAATTGTAATTTAGGAATAACAATTCCTTTTTTTGAAATTTGAACTTCATTATCATTATTTGTAACAACAAAAGAACAATCTACAATTTGTGTTTCAAATGACTTTGGCTTAATCAAGATACTGTAAAATCCAAGTTGATTAAAGATAGCTGCAGGAAGTCTAAGTTTATACACTCCATCTGCACCTAACAATTTCCTAAATTCATTATTAGTAATACTATTGAACAACGGAGCCATTTGGATTCCACCAAGTACTTCTCTCGTAGGAGAAAATGTAAAAAGAATGTCAACATCATTAAAGTCAACACTTGCCAAAGCTTTTGAGCCATAAATTCCAACTGCCATAGTAACTTGTTTTTAATAAATAATTAGAAATATAATATATTAAACTTGAGATTGAAATGCAATACTTGTCCAGCTCGTTTGAGAAGGTTGATTAAACTGAAATAATGTACAATCAGGTGTAATTCCTCCATTATTTGGAGATAATGTAATACCACTAAAAGTTGTATTAGAATTGAAATCTAAAAATGCTATACCTTCAATTGTAACATTTTCAATATTAAGCCCAAAGTCATTAATTTGAACAGGACATAATACATTAGATGAAGATGTTTCTCTTCCTGCGCTTATGTTACTATATGATGTTAAAAATTTGTATGTTCCATTTTGTATATCTGTTGGCCCTGCAAATGTATTAAGTGCATACGAACCTATACTAAATTTATTGTTATTAGCCACAGAATTGCTTAAATCCTTTAAAACAAAGTTTATTTCAGAAAAATCTACTTGAATTGAAATATCATATTTTGCTAAAGTTAAAGTATCTGCTGAGTATATTAAAGAAGCAACCGGGATTAAACCATCATTAGATGGTAAATCAATATTAAAGTTAAAAGAGTTAACTGTAGCACTAAAAGATTGTCCAGGAAGAGCGTATTGAGAATTAAAAGATACAGGATAGCTTCCATGATTAGTTATAATCATTCTAACATCATTATTTAATCCAAAAAAGTAAGTTGTTTGCGTTGTTCCAGTAATTGCGTTTGGCCCAGGCCCTGTATTAAATGGGCCTACTTCTGCAGGAGCACCAAATTTAAGAAGCCAATTCTGCTCATCAGGAATAAATGATGCCAGAGAATTGTTGGATAAATATCTTAATTGAGAATTTGAATTGCCCTGTCCAAATTGTACAAACATTGAAGGAATATTAACTCTAGCAAATTGTATATCAGGAGATGGGTCATGAATAATGATATTGGCTTGGTTAAAATTAAGAGAATCTAAGCTCGAATTTGATAAATTTTGAAGTTGTATAGAAAAAGCTTTATCTCCCTGAAATAATACAGATGTAGGGGATGCAGAAAATGTAAAAGTTTGTGTTGTTTGTCCTATGGACCAGCTTAGGTTGATGGGGCTACCAGAAGGGGCATAATCGGATGAATTTGTACTAATATTGTTTATTACTACATCAGCTGATTCGAATCCTGAAAAACTTGGTCCATTTAGAGAAACAGAAACTGTTACACTTTGACCTTGATTCACATTAAAAAATAATGTTCCGCCTGATATAATTCCACCTACAGAACTTATACTCATAAATCTTAATAGTGAAGTATCAATTACATTTACAGTGGCGGCAGACGATGGACCAGGTATTAAACTAACAAAATTATCTAGTCTAATTATAAATTTTTCAGGAACTTCGAACAACGAGTCAGTAATTGGGGAAACTACAAATTGCTTGTGTTGTTCTCCAGCACTCCAAGAAAGTTTAATTGGAGAAATAAAAGGAGAAAAGTCAGAATTTGTAGTAGTTACATTTTCAATAATAACATCCACTTCTTCTATTCCTAATGTACTGGCACTATTTAAGAATACATCTATGGATAAGGAAGAATCTTCTATTACAGAATAAATTACATTACTAAGGTTTACATTCAATAAATAAGTATACCAATAATTAGTAGGGTTTGTATTTAAATTTAAATCAACAAAACATTGTACCACTGAATTTATAATATCTCCTGACATTGGACCAACATTTGGTGTGTTTGGGCCAGATGTAATGCCTGTAGTAGAGCCTGTTGAAAATAAACTAAAATTAGGTGTAATTGCTAAGTTAAAAGCAGAAATCGTATTAGATATATTTTGACTTACATTAATGTTGCTTAATTGTGTAATTACTTTATCTGGACAATTTTCAAATATATTTCTACTTAGTTGCTTTGTATCTCTTTTTATAAAAACTGGAAGATAATAACTTTCTTCTGAAGTAAAAGATTCTAATTTTGTGAAATTTGTTAAATTTCTTGTGGAATTTATTATATCTAATGTAATTCCGTTAATATATTTTGTAGGAGAAATTCCATCCCAGTTATAAAATGTATCGAATGTAGTTACTGCAGATGTATCAGAAACTTCATTGTTTATAACAGAAGTTGGAGTTTGTA